TCATCATACTTTATATCTTTTTCCATTCTCTATCCTCCTAAATTTTCTATATTTTTGTTAAGGCAAGGGTGCATTGGTGGGGTAATCTCTTCGGATATATACTTATACTTGCTACTCATCAAACTTGTTTTGATGTATGTTTCTATAACCCTTAACATCTACCACTCTATCCCTTGCATTGTCGATTAAAATTTATTCCAGTATTTTAATACTGTATCTCTTACTTTGTTTATGTAACTTAATTTTTCTTTTGTTATAATTGATGATGTACTTGTATTTAACCTAAATTCATAATAACCATTATTCTTCAATTCAAAATTAAATTCATTATTATATAGATATAAATAATTTTTATCTTTTACAGATTGTAAAATAATTCCAAACTTTCTTAAATCTGCCAAAATTACATCTTCATAGATTTTTGAAAATAATTCTATTTTTTCTAATGAACTATTACACAATTTAATAACTTTATCAACTGTTTCAATAATCCATTTAATTCTAATACTATTCTTTTCAATATTATTCTTTGAAATATTAAATAAATCAATATTACTCTTTATTACAATTTCTTTACTGTTTAATATTTTCTTCTTAAAATATATCGAAAATTTATCATTCGATACACATAATTCATAACTATCTTGAAATAACTGTATCTTAATAAACTGTTTATTTTTATGTGATTGTATTTCTTCCTTAAATAACTTCTCTAAATTTATCTTACATAATTCAAACTCTCTTTGACTAAATTTAGTCTTATCTAATAAACCTTCAAGAAATCCCATACTTTCATCACTCCTTACAATATTTTTAACCTATTTTAACAATATTTCTTTTATCTCTTTTACTTTATTTTCTGCTAGTTCTTTTGTTCTGAAATAATTACCTATTCTGTATCTAGTGTTATCAATATAAGTACCACTTTCACAAACTTTACCAACAGTAAACATACCATTAACTATGAAAAAATAAATATCTCCTTCCTCTGCTCTCCATTTTTCTATAATACCGTATTTTAAATTTATTAATTTTACTTTATGTTCTATGATTTTCTTTTCTTCATCATCTACAATTAAAATTTTATCATCTTTATCTTTATCTTCCCCTAAGATATATAAATTATCACTATCTTTACTATAATCTAGGTAATATTCACTTCTTACCCTTATAATATTATCCTTAAAATGATTTCTTTTTAATACATCAAAGTTTTGATAAGTAATTTTCATACCCCATTTATCAAATATTTTTTCAAATTCAACCCTTAAAACATCTTTTATTATATTATTACCATCATATAAATTATATTTTATATTTTTATCGCTTTCTATAATCATATAATCTAAAATATTCCCATATTTTTTAGTTATATTTTCAAATTCATTTTTAAGGAAATCAAATACAGCTCTTGTAATTTCTGTATCAATAATTGGTATAAAATCAATATTGTCATCATCAGATAAAAATAGATTTACCATTTCAGCATTACCATCAAATTTTCCAATCTCTTTAATACTTTCACAAAAAGAAAACTTTACACTTCTATCTATAAAAATTATCTCATTTTTACTATTAGTAAATATCTTTTCTGTATTCACTAATCTAAACTTATCATTATCTCTAAATAATTTAATCATTTCTAATCATCTCCTTATTCTTTATTTTTCCATATTTTATTTATTTCTTTTCTTAAATAGTCAATACAACTACGTATTAACATATTTTGTATTTCATCTTTATAATTTATTTGACCTTCTAGTATTTCAAATTTTAGTCTTTCTTCTTTGATAATATAAGTGAATATAATATATCCATTTGAAATATATATTTTATTTTCTTCATTATATATACTAAATTTATTATTATTTGATACAAAATAATTATCAAATAATTCTTTAATTTTATATAATTTTCTCTGAATTTCATAATAATTATTTACAAATTCAAAATCAACTATTAAATCTTTATCTTCTAAGTTTATATATCCTATATTTTCTACTTGAAGCATATACTTATCATCTTTATAAATTACCATACCATCATAAGTATTTTCAGAATATTCTCCCATTCTTAAATCCCTAATAGTAACTCTTAAAATATCTCCCTCGAATACTCTTAAAGAATTACTGTTAAGATAATTACATAAATCATAGCTTCCACATAATATAATACTTTTATCTTCGGAAAAATAAAATTCATCCTCGTTACAAAAATCATAAATATGATTGATTCCCAATTTAGTTATTTTCTCATAAGTATTTGCATTATACACTATAAATGTATTAGTCTTAATCATCTAAATTCCCTCCAAATCTTCCTTGTTCATATAAGTTATCTAAATTTTCATTTTTAGGTAATTTTTTTAACCACTCTTCTCTATTTGAAATTTCAATAACTTCACTTTCTTTTGTAGTTAAAGAAAAATTAACACTCTCCAATATGTAATCAATAGTATCTCTAGTATAGTATGTTAGTGTTATTAAATATTCTAATAACTTATTGTCTTTTGTACTATCTATTTTATAGTATTGTAATATTATATCATCTCTTGTGGGTATTTCTGATTTCAAAGCATACCCCATACTTAACATTTTCTGATTTAATTTGTTTTTTGTATTTTCATTATACAAATCAAACTCATTAAAATCTATTCCTAACTTATCGAACATTTGTACCTCCCAACTAAATCTTCTATATTATCTTGTAATTTTATAAAATCTTTTTTCAGATTTTCTATATCTTTTAAGTTTAAAGTATCTTCTATTGAAATTTCCAACTCATTTTCTAATATATAATAATTTAAACTTTTGTTGTTAAATAATATTTCTATATTATTTTTATAGATATTTATTTCTACATCATTATAATTTTCGTTTGGATAAAATTCATATAAATAATCTAACAATTCTTCTTTAAATTTTTTAATTTTATCTTGTTTTAATTCTATCTTTGTACTATCATAATAATAATAACTTATAATTCTATAAACTTCTTTTAAATCATTTATAGACAATTTAAATTCATTATTTAAATTAAAGTTAGAAGATATAAATAATGTATTTCCTATAAAAGTTAAAATATCTTCATTTAAATTTTTACTATATTGAATAACACCTTTAGAAATCATATCATTTAAAATATCTTTCTCAAAACAAATAATTAAATAATAAGGATTAAAAGGCTTCATAGTTATATTATAACCCTTTTCCATAATTTATATTCACTCTCCTTTAATGATTACTATAAAATCTTAATTTATCTTTACCAACATTTTTACCAAATTCTTTTATATATTTCTTTTTGTATTTTTCAAATACATTTTCTGTTATACCTATCTCCTCTAATAGAAACTCTACTTCATATTTTTGTAAATTTTTTAAATCTTTTGGCATATATAACATAGTTTGAAGTTTCTCCTTAAACTTTTCATACAAAACATCTTTTGCTTTGACTTTCTTAACAGGATTTATTTTCCTATAACTACTGTAAAATCTATACACAGTAGCCCTAGATAAACCAATTTCTTCGGCTACTCTATCATAGCCTAACCTTTCTACATTTTTAAGTATAAAATCTTTTTTGCTGTCATTTAGTGAATTTTTATACTTATAAATATCATTCTTATGTTTCTCTATTCTACCTTTTCGGATAAGTTCTGTTATCTTATCTCTTATCTTTTGTTCCTTGAAATCTTTAAAATAATCTTCCTTTAAGTGCTTTTCAGCACCTAAACCAAATTTATTATAATAATCTTCAAGTATTTTCAACTTGTCTTTAGTCCAAAAGGTTTTTCTCATATATTACTCTCCTTTCAATCTATTATTTATTTTACAAACTTATTATATCACGTAAAATATTTTCTGTCAACACTTTTTTATATTAAATTTTAAATAAAAAAGTTAGGTAAAAACCTAACTTAATTTTATATTATCTATTTCTTTTTGAATAGTCTCTACACATTCAGATAATCTATAATAACTTGAAATATCTATATTATGATACATAGTTTTAAATTCCAGTATCTCTAACTTCTCAACATCAACCAACAATGTTACCCTTTCATCTACTTTTATTGAGTAATATTCTTTATTTGATGTAACATCATCTCCATAAATGTTAAATAAATATTCAACTAATTTCATTCTTTTTGATTTCTTATTTCCATCATTCCAAGACTTAAATAAATCATCAAGTCTTTTAGCATATTCCTCACTAATCATAAAACAAATATTTTTTGGTATACAATCCTTAAAATCTATTAAATTGATTTTATTTTGGGATATATTCCCATATTTTGAATTTAAATTCTCTAATTTCTTAATTAAATATTCAGATTGTTCTATCCACTCTTTAGGTATATTATTATCTTTTAATCTAAATAAATAATTTTTCTTCTTAATTGGGTTTTCTAATTTAATCATTTCATAATCAATTTTAAATTTATCTGATTTAAAGTTAACATTATTATAATATTCTTTTAGTTCTATTTCAAATATATTATCATAATTTTTTAAAATTTTTCTTAATCTATCAAAAACATCTTTACTTAATTCAAATGTACCTTTAGGTATAATAAGATTATTAAAATGCTGATATATTAAATAAATACTACCATAAATTTGTTCTTGACCTATATTCTTTTCATTACCTGTATTTGCAATATCTGTATCATTAAAAAAATATAAGTATTTAGAATCAATATTAATATTAAATTTTAAATCATCACAATTACTAACTATTTCTCCTATTTTAATTTCATTAGGTATTGATAAATAAAATTTATACCCATTTTGTGATAATATTAATTTTTCCCTTCCCATATTTTAACTCTCCAATCTACAAAATCTTATTGTTTTTGTTTCTCTCTTACCTGTAATTTGATGTTTTAACCACATTGTAAACCCATAATCATCGGAACTTGAACCTAATAATGTATGAGTATATACAATGTTTAAAAGTTCCTTATTAATTATTTTCTTTCTTTTATTTAATGGAAATCTACACTACCCATCAACAACTTTACCATCATATTGTTTAATAATTTCAGCATTACTTACAGTCATTGTAAACAGGACTGCATTTAAAAATTCTAATTTCTTCATTATTTAACCTCCTAATAATTTTATATTTTTGTACGTATCTATTTAGTATACTCATCTTATAACTATCTAATTCTATTGTAGTATAAAGATTATTCTTATTTTCATAGGCTTTATAATTCTTACCTTTATAATTTATAAGATAATAGTTATTACTAAATAAATTTAAACTAATTAATGATAATAAAAATAATTTTTTCATCTCTACTCTCCTCTTAAACATTTGATATATGTAATATTGTAAAATTATTATCCAAATATTCTTTAATAATTTCTCTTAATTCAAAAGATGTTACAAAAAGATAAAAACTTTGTTGATAACTTGCTTGAGAATTACCTACCGTTATCAAATATCTTTTTCTTCTATTTCTGTATTTACTTTTATTAATAAAAGTATTTTTAAATTTCGGTATCTCATAGTTTACAGTTGTTAATTCATACATTACCATAATAAATCACTCCTCTACATTCATTACTTCTCTTAGTTTTGAAATATGTATATCTTTACTTTCATCTATAACTTTATATATTTCTTTTACCTTGAGATATATTTTCTCTACCTCTTTTAATATATCCTTATTCTTTGTATCTTTAATACTTAATATTTCTCCGTTGATATATCCTCTTATAGCACCTTTTAAATTAGTGTAATATCCTTCTGTATTAAATACTTTTTCTATTTCTCCATTCTTTTCTCTTTCAGTATAATAACCCACCTTGAAATTATAATTATCAGTTTTTATTAGGTATGTTTCATCTAATTTTATCTCCATAGATTTACTCCTTTACAAATATAGTATAGGTATTATCATTGTCATTATGACAACCAATCACTATATCACACTTTTTAATTTTTAAATTCTTATATTCTAAATCAAAATCTACATCTAACATTTTAACTATAAAATCTGAAATCATACTATCATAAGTTAGAAATAATGTATCATTATCTCTCATCTGATTTATTATTTGATTAAATTCATAGTAATTTACTGTATGTATATCAACATTACCTTGAATTTTATCTAAGGCTTTATCATTCGTTAGTATCAATACTCTCTGCATTTAAAATTTCCTCCTCTTTAGTTTGTTGTACTTTTACACTATAATGGTTATATTTTAATATACCCATTTCTTTAGCATATAAATCTTTATTTAATTTAGGATTTACAGTCATCTTTGTATCTCCAATAATTTCCTGTATTTTATCCATTGTTTCCTTATCTACAGTTAATTTTAATTCATATTGTTTATATTTCTCATCTACTGTTTCTAAATCTACAGGTGTTTCTCTTGAAGATTTAGATAAGGCTAACACTCCAATATTAGTCATAATACCACTCCTTACTCCTGTTTTATATCCAAGTGCTTGCATACAGTTCGCTGTTGTTTCTTTAAATTTGTCAAACCTTGCTGTATAGTTTTTCTTTAACTCCTGTAATCTTTTAATCTCTCTATTTAAATCTCCTGTTTTATTATTAAGAAATCTCTCAAAAAGATTATACAAAATTACAAGATTATTGGATTTACTTTTTAATTCAATCTCTAACATCTCTCTACTGTCTTTAAGAGTATCTTCATCTAAATCCCCATTTACAAATAACTCATAAATTTCTTTCCCTTTTTCTGTCAACTCATACATTGACATAGTTGTCAACTCATTTGCCATTTTTCATCTCCTTAATGTTTTTTATTTCAACCTCTCTTTTAATACATTCTTTAATGATAGGCTCTCTACCATTATTATATTTTTTAAGTATTAATTAAATTGTTTTATCAAATTTATCCATATCTTTCCGATAAATAGGCTTACATTCAACCTTATATTTTGAAAATGATAATGTTCCTAATAAAATAAATAAAATTAATATTTTTTCATCTATATACCTCCCATTTAATATACATATTTTTTATTGTTTTTAGCAATACTTTTTCTCTTTCAGTCAATTTATTAGATTTTTTCTTACAAACTGATTTATCTTTACTTAACATAATATCTAACCCATCTCCAACTATCTTGAATACATCTGTATCTTTATCATACTCTATTAATTCAAGATTTCTGAAATGACTTGATGATATAGGTATTATGCTTCTTATAAAGACTTTTTCTTTTTCATTCTCATAAATTTTGTTACTATCATAAAAACTCATTATCTTTTCACAACTTTCTTTATAAGTTTTTTAAATCTATTTCTTAATTTTTTATTTTCTTTATATCTTTTTACTAACTTATTATTTCTATTTACTAATTTAATACTTTCAAAATTATAATCCATTATTATATCTCCTTTTATTCTAAAATTTCTATTTTCACACCACTATCTTCAAAATCTTTCAACAATAAACTACCCTGTAAATCATTCTTTAAAAGGTAATAATCATTTTTCAAAACAAATACTTTACCTTTTCTTACAGATAAGTTTATTAATTCTCCTGTTGGTGTTTCATATTGCCAGTATTTTGTTTTACTTACTCTATTCAGAAAAAATAAAGCAAGTTTAAAATATAAACTATTTAACATAATATATCATCTCCTTTAAAATTTTATTCTATAATTTAATTAAATTCTTTATTGCTTCTCTAACACATTTATACATAATATTAACTGTATTTAAATCAAAATAAACATCATTTTTTACTTCACAATAAAGATAATTTCTTTCTTTTAATGCTTTTAAATCATCAAATTCAACTACAACTGATAAATCTTCAGTTCTATTTAATAATTTAACTCTTTTATCATCAAGAAAACTAATACCTACTGATTTACCATCTTCAAAATTCAAAACTAAATTTTTTCTTATAGCAATCTCTAATTTTTCTAAATCCATAATTTTATCTCCTATCTCATTTGATATAATAATGATAACATATAAATTTCAATTTGTCAATTAAATTATAATTAATTTTTACTTATTATAAATAAAAAGGTTAGAATAAATCTAACCTTGAAATATTATTATTCTGTTATATTAAATAATAACTTATCGTTGCCACTAACTCTAGGTAATTCTCCATTCCATTTTTCAATGGCTTGCTTTCTTAATAGTTTATCTGATAAACTTTCTGTTAATATTGAATTAGCCTTTGCCTCTAACTCCTTAACTTTCAAATTTGCTTCTGCTGTTTTAATTTTCTGATTATTTTCTACTTCCTGTTTTTGTGCTAACTGTTCTGCTGATTTCTTACTCTCAACAGCTTTATCAAACTCATCACTAAAATCGTGGTCTACAATAGACACATTAACAATCATAATACCAAACTTACCTAAATCTTCTTTTAAAGATTTATACATATCTTGACTTAATAATGTTCTATCTGACACTAACTGTTCGATAGTATAATCACTCGATACAGATTGTACTATCTCTGCTACTCTAGGAACTATTAACCTATCTTTGTAATTAGTTCCAAAATTTCTATAAATTTTAACAGGGTCTATGATTCTATATTGTACTGCTACTTGTGTTGTTACACTCTGTAAATCTTTAGTAGACACTTCAAATTTACTATTGTACGTAACATCTCTAATTTCAAATTTATATCTATCTTCTATAAAAGGGTTAATAAATCTTAAACCTTCTTTTTCCTCCCTTACAATTTTACCAAACCTACTTATTAAGTAAACTTCTCCAGTATTAACTGTATATACCGATAGTAAAATACTTGTAATACCTACTAAAAGTAAAATTCCTAATCCACTAAATAAAATAATTTTTTTCATAATATTAATAACTCTCCTTAGTTCTCTCATTTAAATTCTTTTCAAATTTTTTATAATGTACCTCCAAAAATTCTTCCCAAGTTATACTTAAATATTGGAAAATATTTGTTATATAAACAAATTTCATAAATACTTCAAAAGTAGTAATATTAATAACTTCTGTATCTGTATAATCAAATTTGAATAAATTTAAAAATGAAAATACAAGATTAGGTTTATTTACAAACATACTTTCTTCTGTATTATCTTCTAATGCTTTGTAAAATGTATCTACATTAAATAAGTCTATTTTCTTCTCTATATCTTTAATATTTCCTTTTAATCTAATAAATGTTAAAAAGAAATGTAATACATCGGACATCTCCTCTAAAAATTTATTTTTATTAAAATCACAATTATTTTTCCAATAATTCCAGTCAACTTTATCCTCTTGTACTGTTTCTCCTACTTCAACTAATAATGCTAACAAATTACTACCATCTGTCATATCTCTAGGTCTACCCTCTTTTTTCTGAAATTCATTATCTAAATCTTCTTGTTCTTTTAACATTCTTAATAAATCAAAACCTTTATTCATATTTAATCTCTCCTATCTATTTAATTTTATAATTTAATATACCTTAAAACTATTTAAGGTGGTATATTTAGTAATATTTTTACTTTTAATCCTCTAAAAATATATTTTAAATTAAGTAAAAAGTTCTTAAACATATTAAACACCTAACCTTTCATATTATATAACTTATTATATCATATTATTATATGACTGTCAACTAATAGTTGACAATATAACTTTCATTTTTATAAGATATTTTTAATCCTATATTCTTATATGGTACTATATCTACATCATTAAATAATGAATAAAATTCTTTTTTATTTTTTCTTATAAATCTTCTAATTTCTTTAACCTTATTAAAAGTCAAACTATCATTAATATATAATTTTTTAGGGTTAATAATAGAATATACCCCTTTTTCTGTTTGTACTCTACTCATTAAGATTTGAGTATCATACTTTATGTATTCTACTCTACCTAACATACTACTCTCTACAAATAATTTTAAATTCATATTAATCCTTCCTAATCTAAAATCTGTCAACCATTAATTTCATATTTTTTTCATTATAATATTTTTCAAACAAATTTAATTTTTCATCTTCGTACATTTTCTTAATAATTTTATTTTTCATAAATATTCCTCCTATTGTTTTAATTTCAATAATATAATACCACATTATCCTTCATAAGTCAAATAAATTTACATTAAAAAAGACTAAATTTTACTTTAGCCCTTTAAATAATTTATATTTTATACACTACAACTTTCACATATAGGTTCTTTATCTGCCATTATACTTTGTTTTTGAGTTCTCCAATAATATAATGATTTAATACCTTTTTGCCAAGCATAAGTAATTATTTTTGCTCTTTCCTTTAATGTAGTATCACTTTTAACATTTATTACAATACTTATTGCTTGGTCTACATATTGTTGTATAACTGCCATTAAATCTAACATTTTTAATTGGTCTACTTCATAAGCATTTTTATATAAGTGTTTATTCTCATTAGTTAAATATGGCATTGGATATATTGCTTGAGAATATCCATAATCCCTAACTTCAACAATATTACTTACAGGTTGTACGCTTGGTGTAGCTTCCATTATATATGCACTACTTTGATTAGGTGCTATTGCCATCTGATAAGCATTATAAATACCATATTTCATTATACCTTCATTTAAATCTTTCCAATCATCAATTGTTGGTATTAAAATATTCATATTATTTAACAACTCTTTAACCTTATCTGTTTTAATTTCTAAATCTACTGTACCATTAATATACTTCTCAAGTGCCTTACCACTAGCATAATCTGATTTTTCAAAACCTACAAACTTACCTCTTTCCTTAGCAATTTCCATACTAGCATATAATGAATAATATCTAATATAATTAAATATTGCATTTGTTAAATCCTTGGCTTCCTCACTTTCATAATCTATACCATTTTTAACAAATAATCCTTGTAAATTTAATGCACCTAAACCTACACTATGTAATTCATTATTTGCTTTTTTAACACTAGGAACACTTTCAATATTTACCAAATCACTAACATTTGATAAAAATTTTATACTTGTTTTTATAATATTTTTTCTTTCAGTATCTGATTTATAATCAAATAATTCAACTAAATTTAAACTAGATAATACACAATTTACATCATATCCGAAAACATTTTTTTCTGTGTATGGGTTTTTAGATATATTATTTTTAGTCATTATTTGAGATATTTCAACACATATATTTGTACCTACAATTTTACCTAACTCTTTTAAATTATGTTCCTTATTAGCATTATCTTCAAAGAATATATAAGGGTACCCTGATTCCGATTGTGTTTTTATTATTTCTTGTAAAATTTGTAATTTATTTCTTTGTGTTTTTCTAATCCTTTTATCCTCTAATAATTTATCATACCATTCACTCATATTTAACTGTGATAATTCAATACCATAAACATCATATATATTTTTAGGGTAAAATGTATAATAATATTTTGTATTGCTATCCTTTAATATTTCCATAAACTTATCAGGTATAATTATACATATACTCAAAGTCTTTAATCTTAATTTTTCATCAGCATTGACTTTTTTACTATTAATTAATTCTTGTATATCATTATGAAATATTGATAAATTCAAAGACCCCGATCCAGACCTTAAATTTAACTGGTTTATGTAACTAAATAAGTCTTCCATAACTTTTGCTGGTGGAAGTATACCACTAGCACTATCCTCTATACCTTTAATTGTTTCCCCCCTTGCTCTTATATCTGTACCTACAATACCGATTCCTCCACCTAACTGTGATAATTTCATAATACTATTGAAAGTATATCCAATACTTTCTAAATCATCGTTTAATGAAAGGATAAAACAACTAATTAGACTTCCAGCCCTTAATTTACCACTATTCATATAAATAGGTGTAGCAGGTTGTAATTGTCTATTAATAAGAATATTTAAAAATTCTTTTGCTTCCTCTACATCTCTACCAACAGTCAAAGCAATCATACTTAACCTATCTTCATATCTTTCTAAAATTCTTTCCTTATCAGTAGTTCTAAGTGCATATCTATCGTAAAACATAAAAGCACCTAAATAACTTCTAAATCTAAACTTTTTAGAGTATGCTAATTTGAATACCTCCTTAATTTCTTCCATAGTATATTTATCTAATACTTTTTTATCATAATACCCATTCTCCACTAGATAATCTAACTTTTCTTCAAGACTATGAAAAAATACAGTATTCTGATTTACATTGTTTAAAAAGTACTCTTTAACAGCCTGTCGGTCTAAATCTAAATTAATATAATTACCATCTTTATCTTTTTGATTCACTTTGTTATTTAATATAATATAATTTTTATCCATTCTCTCTACCTTTCTTTAATACCTTTAATTTCTTAGAGTAAAATTCTATTTTATCTTCACATTCTGTTATTTCTTTATTTTTAAAATCTTTAACTTTTTCTATTATTTGTTCTCTTAAATGTACTTCGTCATAATTACTATATCTAGGTGTATATTTATCTCCATTACTTATCGAATAAGTAATTTGAAAAGTTTTTGACCCTAATTTCTTAAATTTTATTTCAAAATTTAATAAGAATATAACTCCATATTGTTTTGAGATACTAATTGTTTCTATATCATCTATTTTACTAATTTCATCTAAAGCAAATTTAATGAAATTTAAGTGTTCATTCATACAAACCTCCTATAATTTTTACTATATCATCATAAATTTTCCCATCTTTTATATCACTATTAGGGATAAAATTTTTAACATTTATAATACTTCCAAATTTAGTAAAATTTATTTCACAAACTTTAATTAACCTACATTCAATAGATGTATTATTAAATATTTCTAAACTTAATAATTCAGTATTATTATCAATAGATAAACTATATTTTAATGTTTTAATGTTTTAATGTTTTAATGTTTTATTTTGAAATAATGTATTAAATTGATTTTCTAAATTATATACCAATTTACCATAATATTTTATCATAAAATTTTTCCTCCAATCTACTTATAATTAATTAATTTTATCATATATGAAAGAAAAAGTCAAGTATAATCTTGACTTTAATTTATTTTAATTAGATTTTTCATAAACTATGATATTCCATTATCAATTTCTATTCTCAAAGTTTTTTATTTCATAATCATATAAGTTTTTAAAATTATTTATAATATATCATTCCCTTCTTGTTTAATTTCTTCATAAGTTTTTTTAAATATGTCTGATTTACAAGGATAAAACTCTCCTCTTATACCTTTTATGATATAATCATTTAAACTACAAGTCATAACACCTTCTAAAGTATTTATTTTTAAAGTTTCAGATACACTATCATATCTTACTGTATCAAAATTATTCTCCATAAATTCAATACATTCTCCAAGATTTTCTCCTACATATTGTAAAGCTTCAACCTCTACTGGTTTTTTAACATATTTTTTAACCATATTTATTTACCTCCATCTATCTTTTCTCCACCTATTTTATTAGTAGAATATTTTTTCTTTAACTCTTCATCTAAACGTTTTTCTTCCCATTTACTAAAAATACTATACTTACAACTATGCCCACTTTCCATAATTACTTCTTTATTCTCATAATCTATCTCTTTAATTTTACTTATAATATACTCTTTTTTATATAGATTATCAAAATCACAATATAAAAATTTAATTGTATCTCCTACATTAACAACATTACCTTTAATATCTTTAACTATATCCATTCGGCACCTCTTTTATCTATATTTTATCTAAATTACATTTATGTATAAATAAATGTTCCATATCTTTTTTATATTCTCCCTTTGAATTTAATGTACTCACTTTTTCTTTACACCAAATACTTTTAAAATCTCTAGGAGCATTAAATTCACTAACTAAAACAATAAAATCTTTACTTAGTTCAGTAACCAATTTCCAAAACTTATTATTATCAAATTTACTATGATATTTAGCAGTATTTGAATATGGAGGGTCAAAATATAATAAACTATTTTTAGGTAATTTATTATAATCTATATTAAATATATCCTTATAAAATAATTTAATTCTATTTAAACTATCTTTTTGTTTCAACATATTATTATATTTCTCTAAAGACCTAATTCTACCATCTTTTAATTTGTCTGCAAAACCATTAAAAAACATACCTCCAAAACTAAATAAAAACCCTACATAACCAACATACCAATTATCATATTTTTCTTTATTTTCTTTAATATGTTTATATTCTTCTTTTGTTACTGAAAAATATTCAACATTTTCTTTTTTAAATTTTTTTAATAATGCTATTAAATATTTATTATTATCTATACCATAAATATTTTTAATTTTTAATTCATATTTTTTATTTGCACTCAAGTTCCCCCCCCTACACACATATCAAAAAAATATTCTATATTATTCTTTTTAATAATGTTATTCATTATAGGTATTAAATATTTTGCAGTTTTATTTTTACTACCTTGATATACCATTTAATCATCTCCTTATACAATATTATTTATTAAATAATAACATATTTTAATTTCAATGTCAACCTAAAAAATAATATAAATGTGTAATTTTTATTTTACACATTTATATTATATATTATTTTATTTACTAAGCCTTTTTCTTTATCAAATTCTAAAGCCATAGCACTCTTATTACTTGTAATAAATCCTACCTCATCGTGCCAATTATCCTTACCACTAAGACTGGGTAATCTTATATACTGTATACCTCCAATATCCTCTACTGAATAATTATGGAAATGTCCACTAATAAAATAATTATATTTAGACTTTCCATATTTCTCCTTAACTTCATTCTGCATAAGAAATGGTTTTTGTTTTTTATTCTCATTATCTAAATGCCCTAACCCTATTAAACTATTACCAATAGTAATATATTTTCTGTTAGATACAGTGCTATTAAACTCAACATTATTATCTGTATAATTACATTGTTCTAAAGCTTTTACTAAAGCATAACTTAACAATTTATCGTGGTTTCCTTGAATAAGAATAACTTCCACAAAAGAAAAATTATAAGATAATAAATTTATTTTCTCTTTTAAGAATTGCAAACCTTCTTCAAACATCTTGTAAACATCTACTTCAGTATCTTGTGGAGTTCCTTTTGTAGTAGTTCTATTAATAGTATCTATATTAAAAAAGTCTTCTCCTACAATCAATATACATTTTTCTGCATTACTTTCACTTATAAAAAAATCTAGTGCTTTTGAATATCTATCTTTAGCCTCATTAATATTATAATCACTACTATATTTATTTAAATGTAAATCTGCTATGTTTATTAATAATACCCTATCATACACATTCTCAAACTTTTCTATTTTTATATTATCATTTTTAACAGTTAAAACATTATCTATTATAGCCTTTAAACTTTCAATATCGTAGTCTAATCTATCTCTTCTTTTAAAACTACATTTAACTGAATATAATGGAATACTACCTTTTTCTTTATTAGGACTATCCCATAAAGAATAGTTTAATTTTTCTATCTGCCATTCCTTTATATCTAAATTAAATTCATTTAATATATCTCTTTCATTAATATTATCAATATTCAAATGAATTAATTTTTCTGCCCTAATTTTACCATTTACAAAATCTATTTCCTTCCTATCACTATTTAAAACAATCTTATCTACTTTATTTGATTGTTTATTTTCTTCTTTTATATTTTCCTTACCTAAATCTTTTTCAGATTGTTCTATAATCCTATATCCTCTGTAACTTTTATTTTTTCTTCTCTCATTAGGGTAGTTAGGTAAAGTTCTTAACATATTATCCATTATAAGTCCATTTTCTTTACAGAATACCCTTAATTGTTTATAACTGATATTATACAAAAATTTATCATTACAATATAAAATAAAATTTTTATTTTTCAATTAAATTACCACCTTTTTTCTCTAACTCTAATTCTTCTTCGGTTAAATATCTAACTTTAAAATTACCAATGCTCCATATATCTACTAATTGTTGTCCTTGTTTTTTACATAGTTGGTAAATTTCTTTATAGTGAGTTCCTTTTTCCATTTCACTATACATAACACCTTGCATTACATCTTCAAGTTGTGATATATAATTCAATGTATTAATATCAACCTTTTCCCTATCTCCTTTTTTCAAACCTAACAATTTATTTACAAGCATTGAATAAGTCATATATAACTTATCATAATTTTTACTCCCTTGTTGTCTTGCATAAGGTATTAAAGTTTGTATTCTATCTGTAATAGTTCTTCTTACAAGTTTTCCATCTTTTCTAACTTTAAACCATTCAAAATTTTTCTTACTATCATTTGAATATCTAAGTCTATAAATTTCTTCTTCTAATTTATCAATATATTCAAATAATTTACTCCTTACAAATTTACTTTCTCTAGTTAAAATTTGTTTTGCTTGAGATGTAGTTAATTCATAAAAATAATATCTTTGATTATTTTGTGGGTGTATGTAGGGGGTATGTATTATTTTTTGCATACCCTCACAAACACCGTAAATATCTGTATTAAATTCATCTCGTATATTATCTAAAAGACTTCTATGCTTTAATTCTGTAAATTTACCTTTTTTAATTTCTGCTTCTGTTAATACGTCTAATTTCTCTTTTAACTCATATTCTTCGCTTCTTAATTTATTAATTATTTCCAATAATTGTAAACTTGACACTCTTTCATTGTCAATTAATCTTAAATCTAATATATTCATTTTAAATTATTTTCCTCCTTAAAATTTCTAATTATTAAACTTGTTTTACCATTTTGTCTTGAAATACCATTCATTTTTATAAGGTACTTCCTTAATTTATCTTTTTTGTTTTTAATCTTTCTCATAGATTATCTCCTAACTTTAAAAATATGTTCATATAATTTTAACATATTAAAATAAAAAAGTCAAGAGTTAATCTTGACTTTCATTAAATTTATCTATTAATCTTTCAAATTTTTTAAAATCTACTATATTTACACTATCTAAACTGTTACTCAATCTATGTACTTTTAAATAAGCAACTTTACCAACCTTTATATCATTATCTCTAATCATATCTACAAAACACTTATACATCTTTAAAACATTTTCTCTACCTAAATTATATGTTACTGAATATAACTCTCTATATTCTCTATCGTATTCTGATTCTTTACTACCATTTGAAAATTTAAAAGGCAATCCTAACTTTTCAATATTGCTTCTTAGTGTAAAAGATAAAAATATGTAAATATTATCTTCATACCAGTTCTTATCTATTTTCATTATATCACTTGAAAATTCTCCATTTATTAGATGGTAAACTTCATTAAATGGTATCATAAACTGTTTTATTATAGGCACTCCTTTATATTGATACTCTACTTTCATTGTATTTCTAGTGATAAATAACTTAATATCTTTTACAATATTTATATGATTTCTGTAATTATATAATACACTTTTTATTGTAAAATCTCCCATAAACTAAACCACCTTTTCTTTAATTTTATTTATGTATTGTAAAGTTTTTCCTTTATCCCAACTCATATCAAATATACAACTTTTTTCATTAACATACTTAGTATTATTATCAATCAAATAAACATTTAAATTACTACCTTTAAATTTCTTATATATAAATTTTATCATATCATCTTTATTTTTATCGCTATCAAAACATATAAATACATTATTTACATTTAATTCTTTTAATAAATTTATTTGTGTTTTAGATATATTGCTTCCCCCTACTGCCAAAGTACTGAATATGCCTAACTGTATACTTTTCATTACAGATTTTTCACTTTCAACTAAAATCACATTACCTAATTTTGTGATATTATCCTTACAGAAATCATAACCAAACAATATTTCACTCTTAGGATATACAAGTATTGGAAAATATTTAGGTACTTTTTTGGGAACTTCTTTACTATTATACCTACCTATCATACCTACTAAATCATCTTTAAAATATACAGGTATTAAAACTCTATCACTTTCTTTATCATATCTAATATCAAATAAAGTTTGAGTGATTTCATTTAAACCATCTTCTAAGAATAATGTAGATATTGAATTAGGATAAAGTCCTAATAATTGTTTAGGGTATTTCAATAATTCTCTTTTTTCATATTCATATATAGTATTCATATCTTTAGATATTTTTATTTCATAATCTGTATGTAATATCATCTGTTTTATTTCATAATATATTTCTGAAATAGGTTTATGTACTGTTTCTACAAGTAAATCTATAATATTACCTGTTCTATCAGTTTTAAAATCATAAAATATCATATTATCTAATGTTAATGATAGACCATTAAAATTATCACTATCTATACTACTCATTCTTAATGAAGTTTCTTCAACATTTACAGAGTAATTAATTCCATACCTATTTAAATACTCAAACAGTAAATATTTATTATCTTTTATCATTTGTATAAATGTTTTTTCATTATCCATAATAAACCTTTCTTGTTTTTATTTTATATATCATAACCATATAAAGTATGGTCGTACTCAATATTCTCTTCTACTCTTTCAAATAAACTATAATAAAATTTTTGAATCCATATTTTCTGCTTAAAACTTAATTTACCACACTCATTATAATAATTTCTTAAATTTATAAATTTTTCATTTTTTGTAGTTTCTATAATTCTATCTAATTTCTTTAAAGTATTCATATTTAAAAATCTCCTATCTAACCTTTACTTACACTACATACAGTATACATACCACATAAGTTCTTACAAAAAAACTCATTATAATTGCAAGGAAAGTCATTTGTATCTATATTTTTGTTTCTTTCAACCATATACATTTTCTTTACATTATCAAATATAAATTTTAGTGCTTTTCTTTTATTTAAAGAGTTATAATCAATTTCTACAATACAATCCTCAAACTCATCTTTATAAGTTAAATTTCTTCTTTCAACATTAGTCATTCTAACATTCCCATTTTTAAATCTTTTGAGTTTTCTTGCATATTTTAAGAAGTTCCAACCTATTCTATTTATCTTAAATCCTAAATTTTCAAGACAAATAGCATAAAGAATTAACTGAAAACTATGTAATTCTAATTTCTCTCCTTTATACATAGTAGAAGTTTTGTAATCTATAATATCTATACTCCCATCATCATTCAATCCTATAAAGTCAACTATACCATTAAAAACATAATCTTTAAATGTAGGGTTATTAAATACATCTTCCAGTTTTATAAATACCCTTTGTTCCTGTAAAAAATCTTTATAATCTAGTTTTTTAAAATTTTTGAAATATCTAACCATATTTAAATTGTAGTTATTTTTATATTTTCTATTCTTTTCTTTCATTTCCAATTGTTTCTCATATTTTTCTGCTTTTGAATAATCTACAAAAAAATAAGGCATTGTATTTAGTTTATATAACCATTTATTTATTGCTTCTTTATTTGTAATTTCTTTCCTATATAATTTTTCAATAAGTAAATGTGCTAAACTACCTAAATATGTATAAACATTATCTCCCTCAACACCAATCTTATCTATATAGTTAAATTTATAATACCTTAAACATTGTTCTAAAGTACTTAACATAGAAAAAGATAAAACTTTTAAATTTTTATTTTTAACTTTTAACTCTTTAAGTTCTTCTTGATTTCTTTTTATTATATCATACATATTTAATCCTCCCATACTGATTTAAAATAATAGTTATCAATCTTATCTAAAATACAATCTTCTAAACATTCTGAAATTTCTGTCTTTAAGTCATTATAAAATTCTTGAATTATATCATCAAATGTTTTAATTGTTTCTGTGTTATCTCCCCAATTATATTCTATATACTTTCCATTATTTAATTTATTATTATAATAAAATTTACCATAATCTTCAAACCATTCATCTTCATCAATATAATTAAATATTGTTTTATTTTCTATAATTTCAAGTAATTTCATTAATTCTTCTAAATTTAAATGTAATATCTCATTTTCTTCTTGATAAAAACCATACTCAATTCTAAAATATTCAGCTACTGGGTAAAATCTATTATCTAAATCTAAAACTTCATCTAAAGTTTCTATATTTGAATAATCATTAACAACGTCTAATTCTTTTAATATGTATAATTTATATTTAGTTCCCATATCTTAAATCTCCTTTATATCTTATCGTATTTTAATCCCTCAACAACACCTATTTCTTCATAATACAATATATCAAAATTAACTCTTGCAAGTATTATTTTATCACTTTCTCCGTGTCTATTTTTACCTACAAAGATTAACATATATTTCATACCCTTCCAAATTTCATCTTTATTCTCTTCTCCGATTGATTGTTCTTCCTGTAATACATCTATACCAACTAATTCCATAAAAGCACCATTTAATTTACCATTTTCATCATATTCTCTTGTAAATTTATATATTTGTAAACTACCTAACTCTGTTAAATCTGTATATCTGAAATATAAACTATGTTCTGCAATTTCTACTATCTGTTTACTCTCTGCTAAACAGGTGTGGTCTAAATATTTCCTATTCATACTATGTATTGCTAACTGTACTGTGGCAACTATACGTAAATCCAAGTCTTTAGAAATCATATCAAGTTTAGTAGCCAAGTTTGCTAATAACTGGTATTCTCCTTTTTGTTCTGCTTTCATCGTATCTATTATAATGTTGGTATATCCATACATAGCATTATTCTCGATACAAGTCTGTATGTCTTCAGGGTTAAATCTAGGCATAAATACAAACTTAACTCTCTTTAAAAATCTTTCCTTATAAAACTCTGCTGTATCTTTTAACAACCTCTTATCAAGGCTACTTGCCAAACCTCTTTCAAGTCTATGCCTTCTTATAAATCTATCTTTTAGACTATCATTTTTCTTTGAAAATCTGTATATATGTGAATAAACTGATATTAGTATTAATTTCTGAAAAGTTTTCTTATCTTGTTCGTTTGCTATTATTAAAACTTTCTCATTCATATCTCCGTTTGTATCTTTTGCAAGTAGTATAGGTAACAAATATAAAGTCATAAGCCAAGTAGTCTTACCTTTACCACTACTAGCACCTAAATATTGTACCCCTTTAAATATTCCACCTGTAAAATGATTTGTATAAAATGAATATCTTTGAGGTATACCTATCTCCAATTTATCATTGACTATCTCATCTATTAATTCATCAAGTCCTATTTCCAAATCACTTTCTTTAGGTTTAGATTTATAATTGTCAAAACTACTAGATATGTTTGCTAATAAATAATTTCTTACATCTTCTGAATTTAACTCAATATTATTCAATTTCTCATATAAACTACCTAAACCTCCATTATCTACTTCTATGAATTTTATAAATTTATACATACCTAAATTTTTTGTATAAATTTCATATTCCCCTTTCAAATCTAAAGACAACCCTAAATCCATTTGAAATAAATCTACATTCAATTTAAGAAGTTCCTTTAATTCGTCATCTATATCCTTATCTGATATTATTAGTTTTAACCTTTCACTATCTAATTTTTTAAAATCATATTTTCTATAAAGTATATTAGCACTATCAAACATAACTCTCATACCTAAATCTATGAAATCATCACTATCTATTTTAGCTTTTAATTCCCTATAATTCCTTACATCGTAATATGCAAGTCTTACCATAGACATTTCGCTATCTTTTAATTGCTGTTCTACATCTTTTAAAATTTCCAATATTATCCCTCCAAAGTAACAACTTCTCTAAAATTCTTCAACAACTCTTTCATATCTTCTTCATAAAGTTTAGTCGCTATTTTAAATAAATTCTCTAAATATCCAAATTTCTCTGCATAGTCTAATTTACTTGTAATTTTAACCATACCTTTTGTATATTTTAATTTATAACCCTCAAATCTAGCTTTAATGTCAATATGATATGTTTCTTTAAATGTTTTATATAGTTCATTCCATCTCTCTTTATAATTACTACCTTTATATCTTACAATTCTATTTAATATTTGTCTTTTTTCAAGTAAAGTTATATCTCCTGTTATACCTTTAATGACTTCTTTTTTATGTTCTATAACCTTACTTTGTTCTTTAATTTCTTCTTTTTGTTTTTGATTTTCAATTTCTAAAGGTTTAACATATTCCATTTCATATTTATTTACAGCTTCTGCTCTTTCAATATCACTATTAGACTTTACAATATTAAATAGTAATATATCCTTTTTAGTAATTTCACTTTTCAACATATTATTTTCATTTTCTAATTTTTTAATATATTCTATCATTTTTTTTCTTACAAATTTACTTTCCCTACTATAAATTTGTTTTGCTTGTTCTAAATTTAATTCAAAATATGGTACTTCCTTAGTTCCTCCATTCGATGTTTCAATAGTTCGTTGCAATTCGTAAATTTTTCTTAGTTGTATTTCTTCCTCAAATTCATCTCTTATAATTTTCAAAAAATTATCGTGAGTTAATTCAGTTGCTTTATTATTCTTTTCTTCAACTTTACCTAACTTTAAACCGTTTTCTTTCTTATATTCAAACTCTTTCTGTCTGAATACATTAATTTCCTTAACTAAATCTAAACTACTGATAGTTTTTTCATTCTTTAATTGTATTTCCATATTAAAGTCCTCCTTTATATATTTTTAATTTATCCATTTTATTACTGTATTACCTTTGTAACCTTTTACCCATACAAACCAAGCATAAGCAATGGCACTTGAAGAAATTTTATCAAAATCTCCATTTATTGCACAAGTTATTCTTTTACTAAATACGTAAATATACTTTGGTGGGTTTGTTTCAAATAATTCTCTCCTTGATTTACTTTCAAGAAATGTTAATTTTAATAACATAGCAACTTTACAACCATTTTCTATAATATCTAAAGACTTTTCAACAAATTCTTTAGCATACTTATATGGTGGGTTAGTTATTATATCAACTTTTCTTAATTTCTTATTTTCAAATGTTAAAAAATTTAATAACTTATCTAAAGGTCTTGACCTCTCAACAATATCTGTTTTATAAACTTTATAACCATTATTTTCTAAAACATCTCCAATATGTCCTTCCCCATAAGCACATTCCCATATATAATTATTAAAAGTTTCTACCTTTAACAATTCTTCAACAGCAACAGGGTCTGTTGCATAATAATCGTGCTTTTCTCTTTCTCCTTTTGAATGTGATGTTGCACCCATTACTATAAATGTTTTATCAGCCAAGTTATCATCTCCTTATTATACAATTTCTCAAATTTATTATACTATACCTAAAATAAAAAGTCAAGAATTAATCTTGACTACTTTTTAATTAATTTTTTAATATTATTTTCATAATAATTATCTTTAAAAATTTTTACACTCTTATTGTACTCTAAATAACTATCTAACTCTCTTATCATTTTTTCATCTGCATTTTCTCTGAATAACATATCTTCTATTTCAGTTCTAGGTAATCTAAGTTCAGTTGTATATCCTTTTCTATACATTATAATATCATTTATATAATCACTATTTTGACTATCTATTTCAAGATAATATTGAATAATGGATTTAGTGGCTAAAAACATTATTAAACCAATTATAAATAAAATAACATTTATTACTTTTAAATCCAATTCTAAACAAAAACCTAATATTATTAATAAAATACTTAATATTAACAATATTGTCAAAATAATAAATTTATCACATTTTTTCATCATTATCTCCTACTAACATATCTATATATTTTCTAGCTTTCTTTAAATCTTCTTTACCATTCTTTTTACTTGCCCTTAAAACATATTTAATTATATTAGCAATTTTAAAGGCTTCCTGTGATTTATAATCTTTAACCACTTCATCTATAATATCAATTACTTGGATATTGTTTCCTTTTATATTTAATTGATAATGATTAGGTTTATTTATATTATCATAATTATCATTATTATTTATTTCAATAATATTATTTTTATAAGAATTAATATAATCAATTAATCTCTTTAAATTATTAAAATCACATTCATAATTCATACCTATATTATCACAATCATCACTATAATCTTTACCTTCTTTATCACATAATTCTAATGAATAATTATTAGTATTAAAATCCCCCATATCTGATAAACAATTATAGTCTGAAAAAGACCCTAAACTAAATTTTATTTTATTTTCATATTTATTAAATTTTTCAATTAATTCTCTAACTAGTTTATAATCTCTAATACTTAAAATAGTCCAACAATATAACTCCCCTACCTTACTATACTCCCATTCTATAATTTCATTATTCATAAATTTTTCTTTACTCATAATAATTCTCCTCACTTTTCATAATATTTATCTAATACCTTAAAAATATTTTCAAATACTTTTTCAGTTAATATAGGTGGTATTGCATTTGCTACCATCAAATATTTTTCTTGTATTGTACCTTGTAATATAAAACTATCTGGAAAATTTTGTAATCTCATACCTTCCCTAATAGTGTATATCCTGTCATATTTAGGGTGTATTAACATAGTTTTACATATATTACTTATTGTACCTAATAAATTATTTTCATCTTCTCTTTTATAACTGTTAGTAAATTTCGCCTTTGTCTTTAAAGGGTGTTCATTTGGTAAACACCTCATATACATTCCTGTCTTTATACATTTTATTCTATCCTTGACTATTTTTGTGGTGTTATTTGTTACATTATCAGTAAGAATATCATCTTTATTTCTTAAAGATTTTATATAATCTGTTGTATTTTCTAAGTCAATTTGATAAACATTATCTTTATCAGGTATATCCATTATTGATTCCCTAATATTTGTATTTTTATTAACATATTGTGGATATTCTAACATATTAAATAAATTTTTATCATTACTTGCTAGAAATATAACTCTATGTCTAGTTTGAGGTAAACCTAATTTTTCACATTCTATTATTTTATATTTCACATAATAACCTATTTCATTATATGCTTTTATAATGTTATCAAGTATTAACTCCCCTTCCTTATTTTTCATACTCAATATACCTTTGACATTCTCCATTACAACTACTTTAGGTTTTAGTATATTTACTACCCTTAAAAATTCAAGAAATAAATGATTTTTATGTTCCATATCTTGATTATGTTCTCCACTTTGTCTATATTTATATCTTGCTTGTAAACTAAAGCCTTGACAAGGTGGACTTCCTAAAACAATATCACATTTATTATCCCCTATCAATTCTTTAATCTTACTTTCATTTAAACTATGTATATCCATATTTAATGCTTTGTTTTTTAAATTGTAATTATAACTGTCTACAGCAGGTTTCCAAAAATCTAGTGCAAATAATGTATTAGTTCTATTATGTCTTTCAACACCTATTGACCCCCCCCCTGCACCACAAAATAAATCAACTATATTATATTTATTTAACATTATTCCTCCTTATTCTATTGGTTGTAATTCTTTAAAGTTTTTACCTGTTTCAATATCAACTCTAAATTTAACATCTTTATTATACCATACCTCAAATACTTCTGTCAACACTTCTTTTATTTCTTTATCAGAAATAGAATTATCAACAGATAAATAGCAAGCGTCATATATTGTTGTCATTAGATATACCTTATCTTGCCAACCTAATTCAGTTAATTTTTTATCTAATCGTATCAATGCTTCATAAATAACCATTGCATTTTCTGATTGAATAATGTAGTTTGTAGATTTTCTTAATTCCTGTAATATCTCCTTTTTAGCACTATAATTCCAATCCTTTAACTCTCTCCAATCAATACCTTTTGATTTATCCATATAAAGTCTTTGTCCGTGCATACCTTCAACATAACCATTTCTACATAATAAATCCTTATTCCTATCCATAAATTGATTAATTAATGGATTTTTAGCCATATAATCTTTTAACATCTTTTCGGCTTCTTTCATTTTAACTTTCATATTACTTGCTAAGCCCTTTGATTGTATGCCATAAGGCAATCCGAAGTTAATACTTTTAGCATTATATCTCATATTTCCCATAACTTCTTTTATAACAAATAATTTTTCTTTATGTGATAAATCAAGATGTGATAATAAATGTTCTTCATTAGTAAATTTAACCTCTTTCCCTAACAATTCTTCAATTTCCTTTAATTTATCATCACTTATTAAAGTACTATCTCCCCATACACCATAAGCCATATTACTATGTAAATCAAGATTATCCTTTATAGCATTTACTAAATTAGGCTCATTACTTAATGCTCCTAGTATATATAATTCACAACTTGAATAATCTAGTGCTACTATTCTATGATTATCTTTTAATGGTATAATACATTTCTTCAATACAGATAATTTATCTCTACTAGGTAATTGCTGTAAATTAATACTATTCTGTGCTACTCTATGTGTTATTGTACCTTGTAAATTTGAGTTAGGGTGGTTGATTGGGTAATCTTCACTTGTTAAGTTCCATAAACCTTTAGTCTGTGTTTCATCATTTACACCTAAAAATCCATCTACACCTTTAACATATAATGAATATTCTCTAATCTTATCTACTAAATCAATATATGAATATTTATTCATAAATTCTTTATCTGTTTTAGGTGTTCGTTCTCCTGTAGTTTTACTTACATCATTGTATGATATAGGCTCTAATCCCATCAAATCAATGAATAATATTTTTTTATGTGATGGACTTCTAAGATTAAATTTACTTGAACTTTCAATATTTTCTAACATCTTTTCAGTCAATTTGAATGCTTGATTTTTACTTTTTTCATCTAAATTATCTAACATAAAATTTATTGAATATTTTTCAATCATAAACTCTTGAGGTGTTACATTACTTTTATTTTTCTTTAAATCTTCAAATTCTTTTTTATATTTATCAATTTTAGTAAATTGTTTAAATATTCTTTCATTCATTACTTTATCATAATTTTTTTTATATAATATTGTTTCCACTTGTTTTACTTTATCATCTTGTAATATTTCATTAAGATTGTTTTCAAGTATGATATTCCATTCTTCATTAAGTTTCTTAACCATATCTCTATCAACTCTAATACCGTTTACTTTAGCCTTTATGTAAATTCTAGTAACATTATGTTTTAATTCTAAAAGATAATTTAATTTTTTCCACCCATTTTTAATATGTTCTTTAATCTCTTCCATAAAACCATTATACAAAGCATAAGTAACTAATACATCATAATTACCATAAGGAACTAAAATATCATCAGAAAACATATCATAAGAAAATTTATCTTGAGTCATCTTATTTTCTTTCAATATCTGTTTTTTAATCTTATCTAGTTCATCTTCATACCCATAAAGTTCTTCATAATAAAATTTACATAGTGCTTTTAAAGATAAACTTGTACCCCTATCCTTATCTTCACTTCTTAACAATATATCGCTATGTAATGCGTGTGCCATTATATACGTGCAATAATCCCATTTTACAGGAAATCCTAACATATATGTGAGTTGTGATATATCAAAATAAGCATTATGTAATACAACTTTACATTTAAACTTGTTGAAATTTTTAAATATTGTTTTTAATTGTTCTAAAGATAAATCCCTAGTTATAATATATCTACTTTTCTTTTCTGAAAATCCAATACCAAAACCAAGTAATTTGTTATTCCTAAGTTCTAATCCTTTTGTTTCAATATCAAAAGTTATTACATTATTTTCATTCATAAAGTAATCAAAATTTTCATTAAAAAACTTACCAATATTATCATAACCATCAATTTTTCCAATATCTAAATCTAAATTATTATATACATTCATTTATTTTCTCCTTTCAAAATTTTATAATAAAAGTTTAACATAACAAAATAAAAAAGTCAAGTAATATTTTATACTTGACCGTTGTTAATTAAATTATTCCCCTTTATCAAATTTTTCTAATTTATCTAATATAATTTTCATATCGTTAGGTTCATAAAGTTCCAATGCACCATAAGGAGATTTAAGAAATTCATTACTTTCTTCACTATTTGTTTTAAACTTATATTCTCCATTTACTTTAAATGCTTCTATAACCGTAGAAAATCTGCTTTCAACTGTTAGATATTTATCCAATGACTTACTTCCAGTCTTTACCCTACTCCCCCTATCTTCTGTTTCTGTATCTGTATTGGAGTGCCACATAATAATTAAATTTTGTCCGTTTATCTTTGGTATCTCTAAACAATCTTCAAGAATATTAAATTGCATAAATGCCAATTCAACCCATTTATCAAAACCCTTTAATTCCATATTCCCAAAGATATTTTTTTGTGATACAAATTGAAAATCATCTATTATAATATTTTTAAATCTTTTAGCATACTCTATTTTAGTAAAATTTTTTATAGCATTTTTTAATTTTTCTTCTGTGTCAGCTATATAAATAATACCTTGTTTTTCATTAGGTTTATTGTTTTTATTGAATATTACATAATTTTTTCTCCATCCACTAAGATTTAAAGGTTTATAATCTGTCATAATTATAATTGTAGATTTTGGCTCTAAATTCCTTAATGAAAAAGTTTTCCCCATACCTGTTTTCCCTAACACTAATACACTCTGACCGTAATCAAATACATCTTTCATATTCTATCATTCCTTTCATTTATTATTATTATTGAGGGTAAAATAGTTTAAGCAAAGTATTATTGTACCCTCGATACCTCATAAAAAGTTTATATTTTAACTGGTAATTAATCCAGTTTTGTAATCAATTATCTGTTTACTTCCAACTGAATAAATCATAAAATCAAATTTCTTTGTTATAACTTCTTTCAGTTTCTCATAACTTTTCTTATCATTTTCTGAAAAGATTAAGTTATTTTGATGATTATGTATAAATACAGGATATTTCATCTTATTTATTCTTACAACATCATCAACAGTTAAGTAAACACCTATCTCGTTTACTCTTTGAATATCAATATCTTTTAATTCATATAGTTCATTAGTTTTTTTATCAACGACTATAAAATGCTCTACTGAATTATCAATATTTTCATTCTCAAAATAACTTATTATAACATTTTTATTTTCTCCTGTCAACAAAATTTTAGATTTTTTAAGTACCATTTCTAACATTCTTTGATACTCTTTAAATAAATCTATAAATTCTTTTTCATCTGTTACTCCTGTAAAACTCCAATCTAAACTGAAATCAAAACCTTGATTTTCTGTTTGAGGTTTTAATTTGAATTTTAAGTAAAATCCACTAAAAATTCTACCTAATAAGCCTTTAACATAAAGACCTAATTCATCATTCTTTTTAAAATATTTTTCTATCTTGTCATAATACAGATTGTATTTTAAATTATAAACATTCTCATCATTCTTCGAGAAATTAAAATCAAATAATACATCCTTACCTCTTTTTATCTCATACTTTAATAGTTCCAACTACTTCTTACCTCCTCTACTAAATAAAAATTGTACTCCTACTAAAAAGAATAATATTAAAAAACTATCCATTTTAGTAAATGAATTACTTACAAAACTAAAAATAAACATAAACAATAATACTACACTTATTAAATATCTTAAATATTCTTTAAAGTTGTATCTCATATTTTTTTCAACCTCCTACATTTATTTTTCAATCATATGATACCACAACTTTAAACTTTTGTCAAATAAAAGGACTAAAAAAATTTAGTCCTAAATTTTGTTATAAAATCAATTCTAAGGAGTGTGATAGCCACGACACATTCATTAAAAAATTTTTTGGATAAATACCTTGCCTAATTTTAAAAACTCAACCAAAACTATACTCTCCACTTTTTATCTTTTTCTCTTAACATTTTATTTTTTAATCTTCTACTTAAAACAAACCTTTCATTTCTATAATGATTATCTCTGTCATATAAAAGTAATTTTCTTTCATCTTCTGAAATATCATAATAATCAAATAAATTTTCAATATATATTTTATTAACTATGTAATTTTCAACATTAGAATCTGAAATTAAAATATCTTCTAAATCTAATACATCTATTGTAACTCTTTCTGTTATCTTTTTAAAATATTCCTTAGCAACATTTCTAATTTTCTGTCTTAAACAATGTATTATATAACCTTTTATATTTAAAATATTTTCCTTATTTTTAATCTTACTTTCTAAATTAAAAATAAATATAAATAGATTTTGTTTTAAATCCTCCTTACTAATATAGGTATTTTTCCAAATATTATATAACATCATATCCATTAACTTATCATATTCTTCATATGTAAAATATATAAAATCATTACTCAATTTTTACTCACTTTCCAACTTTACATAAGGCTCATATAAAATATAATCCCAATTATAGTCTAACCTTGTTTTTACTTTAAATTTAATTACTTTTCTTAATTCCATAATTATTCTCCTTCTTTATTTATAATTTTTCAATATATTTTAACTAAAAAAAATTTTCTGTCGATTAATCTCTCCCTAAATCTATAAATAACTTTCTAATATCAAAAGTATAATTTTTTCTTAATAATTTCTGTTCTACTTTAACAAATTTATTGTTTTTAATGTATTTCTGAATATTTATTGTCTTTGTATTATTTTCATTTAAATAATTCAAAATATCTTGTACCTGTATAAAATAAGTTTCTTCCAGTTCCCTAAACTCAATAATAAAACAACCATACACCCCAAATCTCTTTAATCCTTGTTTATTGTGAATTATTTTATTAATATCATTCAACTGTCTTAAACTACGTTCTGTAAAACTAAATGACTTACCTTTTGTACTCTTTAACTCTACAAATAATAATTTATTCGCTAAAAACATCATACAATCACATATATTATTTATAGTAAACTTCGTTTTATCACTATTTGCAAAACTAAAAGGACTATCTTTAAACCTGTAAAACAATATATCCTGTTTCTCACAAGATTTCTTAATATTATCTTGTAATACATATCCTTTATTTACTTTCATCTATCTATCTCTTTCTTCTATTTCCTTTTTATTAAATAATTAACCCAATATATACATAAAAACAATATTAATAAATTTATTAATATAACAATACCAACTCCAATAATTCCAACTTCTCCAAGTTCTCCTCTACTTAACTTTATATTATCATTAGTTCCATATAAATACCCATACAAAGCATAATTATTATTTAACATACATACCTCTTTTTAATCATCTCTCCACATATCAACTTCATACATTCTTATATTTGTATCTAACCTTACTCTAAAATTACCAAAATATTTTATTTTATTATCTCTTAAAGGAACTTTGTCATCTTTTTTTTCAAGATAACCCCAATCTTCTAAATCCTTTATATAATCTTGAAGTTGTCTAAATTCATATTTAAGTTTTTCAGTAGGTAAATCTTCTATTTTTAATATTAAATTAGCCAATTAAATCCACCTCAAATACTTTTTTAAGTTCTTCTCCTTTTCTTTTACATATTTGATATATTTCTTTATATGGTATTTCTTTATCCATACATTTTTCAATAAGTTTAGTAAATATATTTTCAATTTCTGCTACTCTATTCAATTCCATCATACTTACTTTATCTCTAGTACCATTTTCTATTCCTGCTGTCTTATTAGCAAGTTTAGAATAATTAGAATAAAAAAACTTAGTATTCTTACTTCCTTGTCTTATTGCATAAGGTATTAATTCTTTTATTATATCTGTAACTTTTCTTCTTACAATTTTACTTTCTAATCTTGTTTGTAACCAATCCGAAGATTTTTTACTTTTTTTTGCTCTTAACTCTTCTTCTAATTGTTTTATATATTTTAATATTTTTCTTCTAACATACTTACTTTCTCTTAATAATACTTGCTTTGATTGTTCTAAAGTTAGTATATACATTGGTCTTAACTCGCCTTTTTTATCTATATATTCAACGGGCAAAATTTTTTGCTCGTTAAATTCTTCATCTAATTCATCTCTTATAGTTTCCAATAAATTTTTGTGTTTTAATCTTACTGACTTACCTCTTTTAATCTGTACTTGTGTTAGAGTATTATCTGCTTGTCTAGTCTTATATTCAAGTTCCCTTAAATAATTTATCCCTTCTAACAATTCTAAACTTGTTATTGTTTCTTTTCTTTCATCTACAATTAATTCAAATTTATCTTTCATAATTTCCTCCTAATTACTTAACTCTAAAATTTTATTAAATTTTTCAACATCATAATCTTTAAACTTATCATAAAGAGTGTTAATAATTCCAGTCAATTTATTAAAATCTTGTTTAGATAATTCTTCATCATCAACAACATATCTAATAAATAAAGTTTCCCCTTCTACTGACTTAAAATTAATTCCTATATAGTAACTTCCATATCTTAACACTCTTGATTCATTTTTAGGAAATTGCATTACTAAATCAAAATTATTATTCATAATTTTAAATGTAATATCATCTACCCTACCAATAAATTCTTTCAAACCTTCTTCTAATTCAACTCTTTTACTATTTAAAAGTTCATAAATAAAAGATTGTTTATTAATAAGTTTTTCATTTAAAATTTTCATAAATTTTCCTCCATTTTAATTATATTTCAATAAATTTTAACATAAAATTAAAAAAAAGTCAAGTCCTTGACTTGACTAATTTTCCAATAATGGATTTTTTCTTCTAACAGGTATTTTAACTTCCTTATCTTCATTTTGAAATAAATAAGATATATCTTCTTTCTTTTTATAAAAATCTTCCAGCATTGTGAATATATTATCATCAATGTATTTCCATAATAACCACATTCTTATCTTACTATCTTTTAACCTGTTTTCTTTATTTATTTTAAACATTTCATCTCTTATATTATATAAATAATATAATAAATATTTTGAATCAGTTAATATTTTTTTTAAATTACTTAACTTTATAAAGTAATATTGTGGTACTTTAAATGTTTTATCATTATCACTCATATAATAATTAAATAACTCTCTTATCTTTTTTGTATACTCTTTACCTAAACTTTCTATGTAACAAAGTTCATTACAATAATATTTTTTAACTCCCTTATGAAAAAAGGGAGTAGATTTAATAACCCTTTTACAGTTATTACATTTCATACTCCCAACCTCCCTATTTAAAATGGAAATTCTGTTATGTCATCATCTGAATTATCAGAAGTTTCCTCTTTTTCTTCAACTTCTTTTTCCTCTATATTATCATCTTTTTCCATCTTTTCTTCAAAATTAAATTCTTCTTTTTTTGTTTCTTCTTTTACTTTTTCTGTATCTTCTTTTTTATCTTCTTCTGTTTTCTCTTTTTTGTCATCACTTTCTAAAATTTTACTGTCTTTTGTATTATCTTCAAAATCTCCAAAGCCATCATCTTGATTAAATCCATCAAAGGCAACGTCTACTTTTCTTTTTCTATTAATAGAAATATCTTCTAATTTCATCTTACCTTTCATTTCTTTACTCATTGCTTTATTAATTAAATTAGGTGTACTTTCGTAGTATTCATTATCAAATACTGTTTCAACAATTTCTAAAGTAGTATCAGTAAACATAAACTCATTTAGATAATATTGTCTGTTATTTCCACCTTCCGCTACTTTTATATTTTTACTTAAATTTGTTAAAAGATTTTTTGCTTTTTCTTCCAGCCCAGCTTCCATTAACTTATCATACATAATTTTATAATTCCCTTGAAGTTGTGAAATGTCAGGTTTTTCTTCTATCTCTGTACTTTTATGTACTGGATAGTAATTTATGCAAACCTTACCTTTTTCAAATTCTTTTAAATGCTCTATATCTTTTATAAAGATAATGTTATCTTCTATATCCATATCTTCAAAATTTCCATTAAGAATATATTTTTTATCAAATTTAATAACTTTATCTCCTTTATACCAAACTTCTTTATAACCTTGTTTTGTAGAAGTTCTAAATGCTTGATATACAGACATAGATTTATCTTTTATATCCTCTCTCTTGTATACTACTGTTTCTGTAACTTTTAAATATTCTTCTTGAGGTTTTTTTGAAAGATATTCTATGCTATCATAAACATATCTTTCCTGTATATTTCCTTGATATGCTGATTTCTCAACATTCCCTGTTATCTTGAAATATCCACCTTTTTCCACAAGACCTAAGATATTTTTTCTAATACTTTCTATAAAATCTTTTGAATGATGGTATTCTGTTAAATCTTTACCTTTAATTTTATAAGTAGATTTCCACAAATCAGTAATCTCTGCTTTCTGTTCTTCTATTAAAGGTTTCCCTCCACTATATTCAAATTTCTTATTTACACCTTTACTATCCACTTCTTTCAAAGTAAATGTTACAGGGTTATTAAATGCTGTTGCTTCTAACAAAATACTACCTTGCTCTTTTAACTTTGTACCAAATACAATTCTAGTATATGTACCTTTTTCATTTGTCTGAATTGTACCTTGTATTGTTTTTCCATTTGCTCCTTGTCTTTCTTTCAAAATTTCCAATTGTCCTACAAATTCAAATGGAGTTCTAAATGTATTAAATGCCATATTATGCACCGTCCTTTTCTTATAATTTTTATTTATACTTATCTTATCATACTTAATTATTTTTGTCAACTATAATTCTAAAAATTTTTTATCATTTTTCAATGCTGTTTTTATATTTAAAAAAGCATTTTTTAATTCTTTTTCACTATCAAAAAATAAATAACCTATATTATTTCCACCTCTATAAAAATCTAATTCAAATTGATCATCACTTTCACATATATTAAAATCAATACTATCTATATTAGTCAAATTAATTAACTCTTCATTTTTTATTATCCACATAATATATACTCCTTTTTTATATCTTAATTTCTTTTACTTTAATTATATTGTCTAAATATTCAATAAATATATCTACTTCTTCTGAATTTTTAAAATCTATATTAATATTATCATTAGTTTCTAAAAACTTAAAATAAACTCTATTATTTAATTTAAAATATTCAATAATATTATCTAAATTTATTCTTAAATCTTTATATTTTATCCACATTATTTCTCATCTCCTAGAATTAATTTTCCCATTGCATTTACATCTTTTGCTGTACCTTGTAACTCTATTTTTAACCCTTTCTGTATACTAGGGTATTTCTCATTAATTACATCAACAGCCTTAGCAAATAAATCACTACCCCAATTTTTTTGTCCTGTACTTGAAATAGTTTTAATCTTTTTTTTCCAATTATATTTCTCAAGGAAATCTAAAGTAGTTTGAGGTACTTCTCCTTGCATTATTGTATAAGTTATTAAATGATATTCTATACTATTTATTAATTCTATACTACCACTTTTTTTATGATAACCATAATCATCTAATATTTCTTTTATATTGTGTACTGCTACCCTATCTCCAAACTTCTTTTTAACCTTATCACAAAATTTTTTCGTATTTAAAGTCATTGTATCGTAGAATAGCACATATTTTTTACCTATATCATTAACTAACAACATAACATTACCTCCTTAATTTCTAATCTCAAAATAATGATATCATATAAATTTAAAAAAGTCAACTACTTTTTAAGTAATTGACTAAAATTTTTTAACTATTAATATTATCTTCAATATTCCATATAATATTCAATAAAAATACTGTACCTACAAAGGATAATAAAATTAAAGCAATTAACATTAAAATATCTAATAAATATGTATAAAATGTTTTAAAACTATTATCATATCTACTAAATATTATATTACTACATTTACCATCATAGGTATAGACTAAAATATCTAATGTAATAACTAAATTTAAAATAATTCCAATAATATACATAACAACTAACAGTATACTAAAAACAATCGTATTCATCATATTGCCACCTCATATTTTATTTTATCCCCATATTTATAGTTCAATAATTCTACATCACTCCATTTAAAATTATAAAATCCATTAAAATTGTTTATTTTAAATGTAGGTGGATTATAAAACTTTCTCATAACTTGTTCTCCTAATTTATCAATATGTCTATCATAAATATGTAAATTATCAACAGTCCATATTAACTCTCCTATCCCTAAATTACACTCTTTAGCAATTAAATGTTGTAATACTTGATATTGCCATATATTCGATACCAAACCAAGTGCTGTATCACAACTTCTCTGTCTAATACTTAATATTAATTTACCATTTTCTACTGTCCATTGAGTTAAATGAAGGCAAGGTGTTAAAGTCATATCTTCTAAATCATCTACATTCCATAATTCCGTTATTATTCTTCTACTATTAGGATTATTTTTAATTTCTCCAATAATATAATCTACTTGCGAACTATAATTATATAATGGTTTTGCTAATTGATAACCATATCCCTTTTTTATTGTACCATTCTCATCTTGCCATTCATTCCAGTAGTTTACTCCTAACTCATTTTTTAAAAAATTAACATCATTGCTTCTATATAACCATATCCACGAAATTTCTTTAATGGCACTTTTATAAGGTGCTTGTCTTGTTGTAGGTAATAATGCCCTATAATTACCTTTATTATCTTTATAAGGTTTAAACCTTACTTGTAATCCTATAACTTGTCTATAATATGCTGGTGTACCATCTGCATAAATTGTTCTAACATTCTCTCTAATATCTGTTCCTTTATCACTTGCTATGTAGTTTACTAAATCTCTATAAAACTCATCGAAATTGTCATATACATTTTCTCTAATCATACTACCCTACCTCCAATATACTTTCAAACCCATATTCTTTTAATACATTATATAATTGTGTAAAATTTATACATTTATACGTAATATCTGTAAATGTATCTCTAAAAGTTATAAAATATTCTTGATAATCATTACCAACCTTAATCTCTAATTTAGTAATTTTATAACCCTCTAAATTATAATCTATATCTTTTTGTTTTTTAACTAAACCAATTATTTTATTTATCATAAAAACTCCTTAATTTAATTTTTTATCTTTTAATTTCATATTTAAATCTTCTATTTGACTACATAATTCAAAATCTATAGTATTGTATTTTAAACTATCATTGCTTATCATTTCTAATTTTCTAATAACTAGACTTGATAATAAATTAATATCTAATAATACAACTATATAATTCATTGATATTAGATTGTACTCGAAGAAATTAAAAAATATATTAAATTCAAAAACCATATTTTCATAAAGATTAATCATTAATACATCTAAAAATAAATCTTTTCTATCGTTTTCTCTAATATCTATAAAATCTACTTTTAAATCAAAATTTTTAAATTCTTTCTCAAATATATTTTTAAACTTATTTCTTATAATTTCAATAAGTTTATTTTTATTCATTTTCACTATCACCTCTTAAATTCAAATACATTGTATTACTCATACTTGTCAAATGGTAAGCCTTACATTGCTTACAATAATAATATCTACATTCCCTCCTTTTAGTTCTTCCTTTACTCTGTTTATATTTTAAATCTGAATTTGCTAAATATAACATTGCTTCAAATTTAGTCATTTTCTTTTTATTACATTTTCTCATCTCATATACTATACCTCCATTATATTTTTATACATTATAATTATAACATATAGTATATACAATGTCAAATAAAAAAGAGGTAGTTTATTAAACTACCTTATTACATTTACCTATCATATCTAATAATACTTTATCTTCCATCAAAATAACTCCTCTATATCATCTAAAACTTCACTATCCACAATTTTCTCATAATTTGTAGATTTTTTTGAAAAGAAATCGTGTTGTGTTGTTTCTAAAGATATTCCATTCATTACAACAGGATTTATTTCATCTACATTAAAATATTCCTCAAACCCTAAATTATTAAATGCTCTATTAAAATTATATTTCAAATAATCTTTAACTTCGCTAATCATATCAAACGATAATTCTTTATTAAGTTCTGAATATATATCCTCTATATATTCTATTTCATTTCTATGTAAATCTAACGAAAATTCAATTAACCAATCATACCACTCTTTTTGAGTATCTTTATCTTGCTTATCATAAAGTTCTCTAGCAATCATACCTAAAAAACCACCGTGCAAACTCTCATCTTGCACTATCTTTTTAATGATGTCGCTACTTGCTATAAGTTTACCTTCTACTCCAGCAATCCAAAGAGGTAAATAAAATCCACTATAAAATAAATGACTTTCAAGATTGATTGAAGCACTTAAAACTTTAAACAATTCAAAATCAGTTAATTTGTCTTTTTTACATAACTGATACTGTTCGTCAACTTTTCTAGCCTTATATTGTAAATATTTATTATTTTCTACCCATTTAAAAACTTCATCAATTTCCATATTACTATCAATAAGTGTAGTAAACACCGTAGAATATGATTTCGAGTGGATATTTTCCATAAAACTCATATAAGTTATTAATGCTTTATTCTGCAAACTGTCTATATGATTTACAAGATTATTCATTCCAAAATCTCCTTGTATTGTATCAAGTAGTGTTAATCCTCCTAACACTTTCTTATAACAATCTTTAAATGCTGGACTAAGTGTTCTCCAGCCATCTTTATCTCTACTTGGTGTATATTCCGTATCAATCCAAAATTGTTTTAAATTTTGTTCCCAAAAAGCCATAATATAATTGTTGTCAGGCTCGTTCCAATTAACAGCCTTATAATTATTTTCCATAATCTATTCCTCCATTTAATCTAAATAATCTCCCATATAAAATTCATCATCATAATCATCATACATAAAAAAAAATCAACTCCTTAATATATTTATTCTACACACTAATTATAACATAAAAATATTTACCTGTCAAATAAAAATAAGTAGTTTTCACTACTTATTAATTTCAAACCTTTTTTCAAGAGTATTTAGGTATTTACTCATACTTTCCTTTTGTTCTAGTAATAATTTCTTATTTTCTTCATCTAAGTCATTAAAATCTTCACTTTCAATAAATTTAACTAATTTAGTAATTTTATTTTTTAAATCTCTAATCTCTTTTACTAACTTACCTAATAATTCAAACTTTTCTGTAATCATTCTTAATCTCCTCTCTAATAACCTAATGTAAACAATAAATCATCTAGTGTTTTTAAAGTATACCAATCTCCCTCATTCTCAATAATTGGTACTTGTTTGTAGCCTAATGATTTAATATATTCCAATGCTTTTTCATCTTCTGTAACATCAATAAATTTATATTTTATGTTATTTCTATCTAACATATCTTTAGCAATATTACAATTACCACAACCAACTTTCTTACCATAAATTATAATCATTTTTTACCTCCAGTTTATTTATTTTATATTTAATTTTATCATATTAATTTATATCTATCAATACTTTATATTAAAAAAGAGATTAATATTAACCTCTATTCCCAACTAAATTATAACTATACCTTTCTTTTTAATTAAAGTACTTATGAAATTATTTAATTAAATGTAAGACTCCATTTGAGTTAAGCGACTACCTTAACTCTAGGCTCATCTATTTTTAATTTATGATATAAGGAACATTCTTTATTAAATAATTTCGTACCCCTTAACAATATATCTACAAGTCAATAACCCTTAAAGATTTAACCCATTAAACCTTGTGTAAGTTGTAGTCTTTTACACTACAGTTATAACACGCCTAAAATGTTAATACATAGTCATACATTGTTAATATTTCTTATCTTTATAACAGTAAAACTTAAAATATCTCCCAAATATATGTAAAAATAAGGAACTGTTTTTAAAAGATTAATATTTTTTGTTTTGCTACCAGTAAAACTATCTATCCATATTATTATAAAGTAAAATAAGGAACTGATTTTGCAAAATATTAATTATTCAAATATATAATATTCTTTGTTTTTTAATTCTGTTGTATCTAATTTCTTATAAGGTATCTCCAAATAATCAAGTAATTTTTCAACTGTTGGTACTGGTATATCTATAAAAAAGTTTTCATTATCAAAACTATCTTTCTTATAGTAAGCAACACTACTATCTTTTTCAGGAAATATATCTAAGAAAAACTTATTATCATTTACATATCCAATAGTTAGTTGTGATTTACCTAACTCTTTAAAAGATATGTTATCTGATTTATAAATAATTTTTCCATCTCTTTCAATGAAGATATTAAATTTTACATCTTCCATATCTCCACTATAGAAATTGCTTCTTAGATAGCCCTTAACATTCTTTAAATTTTTAAATTTAACATACTCACTACCAGCACTTCGTTTATCTCCGCTAAATTCAAGACCTAATTTTCCACTTTTAAAATCATTATTCCAAGATAATATATCTCCATTAGTTAATAATAATGATAAATCTAAGTCTACATCATAATCCCAAATAATACCAATTCTGTCATTCTCTTGTAAGTCTACAGAACTTTTATAATACATCCCATTACTTCTTTTCTTATCACTAAGTAATAACGGTGTTGTAAATAATTTAGGTAAAATTAAATCATTAATAACTTCTTTAGTATATTCATTCCCCATAAAATCTTTTTCTGTCTTAATCTCTTTAAGACTTGCTAAGATTTTTTCTTTAATAATTTTATATAAAGGTAAATAACTGTTTACATCAATATCTTTTCCTTTATATTCTTTAATATAATTTTTACCATTTCTTATTTTATAACTCTTTAAACCTTTATCTACATAATATTTCTCAACTGTGAAATAATTTAAAAGTTTAAAAAGTTCTTTTAATGTTTTACTTCTGTAAAATTCTTCTTGTTTTTCAAAACTTTCATTTATTATGTCTTTATCAAAAGATAAATTAATTTTTATTTGTTTATTTTTTTTAGAAAATCTTGTTATTCTATTAATACTATTTTTTAATAAAGAAAATATTTGATTTATTTCAATCCTTTTATTTTGTGAATCATTAAAATTCTCAATAAGATGATAATATTCTAAATTTCTTTTAGCCCATAACTTAATATGTATAAAGAAATCCCTGTATAAATTATAATATTTACTTAATTCTATTTCATTTTTAGAAAAAATATCATATATTTCTTTCAACTTATCATACGTATCAACATAATCAAATCTCATATTTTTATTTGCATATTTTTTTCTGAAATTAATAAACAAAGTATTTCCAGTTAATAAATAATTAATGTATCTAATTAATTCATAACCATTTACAAATTTATTATTTTTTAATCTATCTTTAATATATAGTATTTTAATTTCTTTATTTTTTATTTCAGATACATCTACTGTTAAATAAGTAAATAATTCTTCAAGTATAGAACTTTCCAAAGCCTTATCAAGTCTTACTAAATCATTACAAAACTCGATAAACTCTTTTTTATCTAATACTTTTATCAATTTAACATCTTCAACTACCTGTCTTACAGTACTAAATTCTTCTGTTATTGCAGGTATTTGATAAAATGTATACTCAAGAATTGTTTTAGTAATTTTATCTAACAAAGTATCATCTTCATTAAATAATGTTACAAGTTTATCAATTCTCTCATTATTTAATGTATCTATTAATTCTTTATTTTCATCAGATAATTTTTTATCAAATAAATAACCACTTTGAATTAATTGTGTATCTAATCCATCAGTAGCATTATCATCTAATAATATATTATAGTTTTTTAATAACCATAATATCATACTCATATTTATCACTCCTTTACTTATTATCTTATTACTTGGTTGGTTGCGGAGGTTGGATTTGCACCAACGTATTTCAGCCTATGAAACTGATGAGTAACTACTTCTCTACTCCGCCATATCAACTACTCCTAAGAGTAGTTTATTTCTTTAAATCATCTTTGAACTTATCAGAATATTTGAATTTCAATCTCTTTCTCCCACTCAAATCAACACTTTCATTATTTGATGGATTTCTTCTGATTGTTCCATCAGGATATTCTGAAACTTCAAATAGTCCAAATTCTGTAAATCTTATAGAATTACCTTTAATCAAATTTTCTTTGATTAATTCTATAACATCTTTTACAATTTCTTTTGAATCTTTTATTGTATTATTAGAATTTTTTGCATAAATTTTAGCAATATCATCTAAATACAATATTTTTTTCTCCATAAATTTAACTCCTTTTCCAATTCTACAAAAATATTTTACCATACTTTTATAAAATTGTCAATACTTAATTTTATTTTTTTGGTGTGCCGACTAGGACTTGCACCTAGATGTTTACCACGTGGGAACAGATTTACAGTCTGCCTGCTTCTCTCAATTGCATATCGACACATACTAACTTTAACTTACAATTTATTTTATCATATTTTTAAAATTTTGTCAACAATTTTTTATAATTTTTTTAAAATATTTTTTAGTAGAAAATTATTAATCTTCAATACTAAATTTAAAATATCTATGTACCCAATAAAATCTTTCTCCAAAACTTATATTATGATTTTTTAATACATCATTTAATGCTATTGGATGGAAATTACAATCACAAATAGATTTTAATTGTTTTTCTTTATTTTCTTTTAATTCCTCATTTAACTTCTTAATACTTACTAAAATTTCTTTTTCATTATTAATTACTTGAGTATAAATATAGAATTGTCTTTTAGATTTAATATTTTTATTCATTTGTATCAACTCCCTTTCATTATAAATTTATATAGTTATTATAATATATAATTATTTATTTGTCAAGTACTTTTTTATATTTTTTAAAAGTAAATCTATCATAAACTTTATTTTCTACTACTTTCCAATTTTTCCAATCAACATAAGGAAATTTAATATCTCCATCATAAACACCTTTTATATGTGATATATACATTTCATCTACTAAATCAGCTCTAAGAAATTGTTTATACATTTCTCTACCACCAATAACAAATATCTCCTTATCACTTGTTTTATTTCTCAACCTGTTTACCAATTCATTAAAAGAACCATAAACCCTTAATCTACCTTCCAAAATATCTTCAACTTCTAAATTCCCAAACCATTCAACATTATTAGATAATACTACATTTATACGATTAGGTAAGGGTTTACCTATACTGTCATAAGTATTTCTACCCATAACAACTATCTGATTTTCAGTTAATTGTTTAAATAGTTGTAAATCTTCTTTTATATTCCATAATAATTTGTTATCTTTTCCGATATTATATTTTTTATCAAATGCTACTATTAATTTAATTTTCATTACTTATCATCTCCAAATCCTTCATCATAATAAGATAATGAATCTTCTAATCTTCTATACCTAAACCCATTCATTTTCATATACTTTTTATAGGATAATAATTCTTCTCCATAATGATTTAACACTTTTAAATCATTTTTCACATACTTATAATAATTTTTCTTTAAATCTATTCCTGTTTTATCTTTAGTATTTGCAATATTTCGTATTACTTCAACTTTCTTTTTAAATAATTCAATATTTTCATCAGTTATTCCCATATAATCTTTTACAATATCAATCTTATCAATTTCAATAAAATAACTAAATTTATCATATTTTTCTATATAATAGAGGTTTTTAAGCCCTACAAAATCTATTAAATCTGAATCTGTAAATCCTGTATTTCTGTAATCTAAAACACTTTTTATATCTAAAAACCTTATTAAACTTTTATTATTTATCTTATGTCTATATAAAGTTATACTATGTTTATTATTATCATTAAATACAATGTTAGTACCTACGATAACTTTTTCTCTATCATTTTTAAATTTCATATTATCTCAACTCCTTTAATCTTTTTTCTTTTATATTTCTTATAATTTCATTTAATTTATAACTTGTAAAATTCATAATATTACCGCCCCTCATACCATTTCTATATATATAATCATTTTCTTTCATATATTTATCATATGAAATTATTTCTTCCCCTCTATTATTATAAATTTTAAAATTATTTCTCATATATTTATAAAATTTCTTTTTTAAGTCTATTCCTGTATATTTTGAATTTTCTTTAATTTTTTCTAATTTTATTATTTTTTGGTATATTAAATAAACCCAATAAGTATTTACTTTTGGATATTTCTCAATTAATTTTATACAATTCAAATCAATAAAATATGTTTTAATATCATATTTATCATAATAAAATACATTTTTCATTCCTAAAAATTCAAGTAAATCTATATCAGTTTGTTCTTCACATCTTTTGTATTCTTTTAATCCTAATACTTTAACAACATCAGATAATTTTAACAATGTTCTTTTATCTTTCTGTAATTCAAATAAATTTAATGGATGTCTTGTTTTTAAGTTCAGTATTATATTATAACAATATATTATTTTATCTCTTTCGTGAACTAATTTCATTTTTAACCTCCTAAGCATATAACTTTGCTAATAAACTATTACTATGATATAATTTATCTTCTTTTATCTGATTTTTATTTATTGAAGTAAGAAAACTTATTTTTAATTTTATTTCATTATTTATCTGTTTTAATTCATTCCACATATCTTCTTTCCTTAGTTTTATGAAATCTTTTGTAGTTTCTTTATTGATTTTATACATTTCTTTTATTAAAGGAAATTCTTTATCATACAAATTACCTTTACTTAAACACAATTCTAAATAATTTTTTTTATATAATAATGAATAATAATCATCTATTTCATCTATTAACATATTTTTAAATTTATGACTATCTTCCCAAACATTTTTCACAGTATCAATTAAATTGCTTGATGTAATTATATTAGGTAAATAACTTTGGTCTATTGTACTTTCAACTAATTCAAAATATTCCTTATCTTTTATTTTTCTATTAGTATAAGCATATCTTGAATTTACATTGTTTTTTTTTAAATCCTTATTCAGTAAGTCTAAATATTCACGTGGAAGTAAAATTTTATCTCTATTGTCTTTTCTTTCTGATATTAAAATATCTTTTTCTATCATAAAATTGATATAATCTTTTATATCATCTTTTTTCATATTATATAAATTTATATCTAAAATTTCTATTATAATGTTATTTGCTAATTCTTTTTCGATATTATAATACCAAGTTTTATATTTTTGTTCTTCTTTTGGGATAGTAAGTAATTTTTTATCGTCTGTAAATTTATATCCTAATTTGTTTACATAACTTTCTAAATGTTTTTTTAGTACTTCATAATCCTTTACTGAATATTTTGATAAATCTTTATCGTCTTTTACTATATTTAAAGTAAAAAATCTATAAAAAGATGATTTAAGTACATTATCGCCATAGAGTAAAGGCATTTTTATCATAATATCTTCTACACAATCTCTATAAACTTTTTTATAAAGAGGGTATACTAAATCCATCAATGTAGATAATCTATGAGCTTTTACATTACCCATTTCTATTATTTCTTTTGCTGGTTTTTCTTCTCCTGTAAGTTCTTTATAAATATATTCAGATATTTCATATATTCTTTTTATTTTATTATTTTTATATTTATCTTCATCTTTACTGTATAATTTACCTGTATTTGATTTTATATATTCAAACTCGTCCTTTACTTTTTTCTCTATACTACCAGCAGAAGCACCGTGTAAAATACTTCCCATAATACTCCAAATATCTTTCTCTCTTATAAAGAAATAATGTAATTTTCTAGTTTTTGAAGTTTTTTCTTGTTTGAAATAGTTTAAAAAATCTTCTTCTAGTTCTTTGTAAACTCTATTATCTTTATTTATTACTTTTATTATGTTATTTTTATTTTTTTTATAGTTAGAAATAAATTTTGTTTCTTTCTTTTTATATTCTTCTATTGTTTCAAAATTATTTATAAAATTTAATATTGAACCAATGTTAATATATCTTTTTTTATTGACTGTATATATATATTTCATAATTTTTCCCCTTTAAGTTTTAATTTTTATATAATTAGTATACTACATTTTTATAGATTTGTCAACACTTAAATTTAAAAATTTCTTAAATAGTAATATAATAGTATTTTTATGGATTTTTTAACTTTTTTCGTTGTATAGTAATATATTAATAACTTCTAGAAAACTTTTTAAATTTTTTTTCAAGTATAGTAATATATTAGTGATTTTTAATCTAACCCCCCTCTCGCCTACACTACGTTTCGGCTCGTTTCCCCCCTTAACAAAGGGGGTAGTTTTTTTATTTCCTATAGTATATGAGAGTTTGAAAACTAAAAATGCAACTTAAAATTTTAAAATATTTTCAAAAACTTATCAAAGTACTGTAAATACTTACATTCAATAAAACACCTTTATTTAGATTAATATATAATAACTATTATATAT